CCAGCGATGTTTACGTCAGGGCTTCCGTTGGTAAACGTAATCCCTAAAGCTGTGGTGTCGGGGGCGGAGGTGTTCGCGGAGTGGTGCCTGCGTAGCCAGCCCCACTTACGTCTACAGCATATATCTAAGTACGCCTGATTGATTCGGCGATTAAGCTTCGCAGCCGACTGCGAGTAGTCTTCCCGCCTGTCTTGGAGAGCCGTTCTGAGTTCCGAAAGGTTCACGAACGACCCTCCAAGGAGTAGGTGGGCGGGGGATTAGCTAAGCCTTGCGGCGAATGCGAACCAAGACAGTCGCATCAATGCTCCCGTTGGCAGTGCCATTCTCAGACACCACAAGTGCAAGCGTGCTTCCCGCTGCAATCACCGGGGTTGTGGCGTTCGCGGAAACCCTAACAACGCTAGTAAGCTGCGGTGCTGCGGTCACTGCCGTGCTTGTGTCCATCACCACGGAATGCGTTGTAACACCCCCGGCAGCGTCAAAGCTTGAAAGCCTTACGTGCCAGCTATCAACGGCGTCATCTGCCGCCTCATTATATCCGCCTCCGCTGATAATGTTGATAGACTCAATACGAGCGTCCGCATCGTCAAGCGTAGCCATAAAGACAGTGGCACTGGTGCCAGGACCGGGAGAAAGCCGAAACTCTCCTGAAAGGTCTTCCATGATTGACCAGCCGTAAGGAGCATACTCCTTTGCTACTCGACCAACGTGTACTGCTACAGCCATTTTCAATTCTCCTAGCTGTGATTGCCGGGGAGCAAGGCCCCCCGGCTCACACGTTAGTTATTACGAGAGCCCGCCGAATGGACGAAGCCAGACAGAGATAACGCCAGTTGCGAGGCCAGCGAGGGACTGCAAGGCAACGCCACGAATAAGACCCGTTGAGGCCGCAGTATTGGCGACAGAAATGTTTCCACCGTTCATACCGGAGATAACCAACCAGTCGTTACCGGGAGAGATGTCGAGCAAATCTCCTACGGCAATGCCAGGGGCAGGAGCAAGCACCTGAACCTGAGCAGCGCCAGCAACGCGAATAATCATCTCCTCGGTCGCCATGATCGACCCACCAGCCGGGGCAAGGACAGAGCCTGTCACCGAAAGGAAGCCAGAGCCAATGTCCAACGCTGCGTCAGCCCAGCCGTTAAGAACGCCTCCACCGGGAGGAGTAATGGCTCCAAAGCCGTCCTGACCCGTATTAACGGGGGGAGCGCCCTCTAGCTGAACAAAATCAATCTGCACAACGTCACCGTGAACGCAAGCAGCGCCAGTGTCGTTACGAACACCAATATCAAGGTTGAGGGCTGAGCCTCCGTGCAAAAATCCAGACATATTCTCAGCCTCCTAAAATACGGGTGCGCCGCCACCGAAGTCAGTGCAGCCCTGACGGCCTTCACTGGAAGTGGTGAGCATTGCTGTGAAGTACAGGTGCGAGAGAATCACATCACTGTTGGGCGGCGTCAAGAAGGCGGTCTGACGGAAATCGTCATCCTTCAAGATGGCAAGCTGCATACCAACGCCTGTTGCCTTGCCTTGAACCAGGGGGTTCTGCCCCGGCACCTCGAAGTATTCCGACTTCAAGTTGAAGTCAGTAACAGTCCGTCGTCCCGTAGTCGTAATGAAATAGGTCTGTCCCGTTCCGTCCAACTCCTCGTCGGGCACAACCGGGGTGCCGTTAAAGAGCAGGTTCTCGAAGCCCTGGTTCCAGAGAGCAACATCGCGTTCCTCCTGATTCGGGGCGACCAGCCGCTTGAAGAAGCGGTAAACAGTCGGGTCGGTCAGCATAATGTCAGGATGCGTGCCGCGCTGGCTGCAATCCATGTAGACCTCTTCCCAGCGGTCCAAGCCGTCTGTTCCGAAAGCCGCCATCAGGCCGTAGCGGTTACGCCAACGCGCATAACCAGCAGCGCCGGGGCCTTTGAGAATGCCGCCGACAGTTGCGTTCTGAGCCGCCTCTGCCGCGAACTCAAAGAAACCAGTCTGGAGGCCGTTAAGCTCCAGGGGTCGAGCCGCGTTGTTCTGATACATCTGACGGCTAAGCTCGTTAACCAAGCTAATCTTTGCGATTGCCTGCTTGGCCTTGAGCAGATTAACAATCTGGTACTTGCCACGATTCTGCGCAAGCTCAGTGTTGTCAATCACCATAGAAGCGCGATTCTTGTACCACGTCGGGTAGCGCGCCTTGTCGGGACCGTCTTCGGGGGTAGTCGAGAAGGTCGCGTAGGTGCCGATGGCTCCCACGTTTTGCGATTCATTCAGGACCACGGGAACGCGACACTCAGTGCCGCCTTCGTAAATAACTGCACCTTGACGGTACATGTGCCACAGGAGGGGGTTCGCCTGCACGATTTCCATCGCGACAGTCGAGCGTTCCGCTGCGGCAGTTGTCGAATATACCCTATCAAAAGGGATTGTAGCTGTGACTGCTGGCACGGCTATCTCCTAACTTAGAAACCGTCTGGGCGTAAGCCAGCCTCTTTCAAGGCACGGGTCGCAGCGTCGAGCATTGATTCTCTGCGCTTTGATTTAACCGTGCCCTGTCTAGCAGAGACAGGAGCGGCCTGACGACGTTGTTTGTTTTTAGAACGTTTACTGCTACTTGCCATGTTTGACTGCGCCATGCGGGCCGCAATACGAATGGCAGCTTCAGGATTGGTTGCCGCGAGAGCGCCAAGGTCTCCGTCGGTATCCAGAATCTGTCCCACCTCGCCAGCAAGGCTTTGGTGGTTCACTCCTGGGTTTTCAGCAGCATATCTCTGGTAGGCCGAAACCACCTTCTGCTGATTTGCAAGTGGCTGCACTTGGTCCATAACGGAGCCGATTCCACTAGACTTGATTGCGTCCTGTACTTCCTTGCGGACGTAGAACTCAATCACCTCTTCGGGCTTTGCGCCCTTAGCCATGTCTGGAACCTGCTCAATCTGGTGGGGGGCCTCTCCCTGATTCTCCTGCTTGCCTCGACCTTCCAAGAGAACAGCGTTTGCTGCCTCGATAGAATCCACATACTTCTGCTCCAATTCGGATGCTTTTTGCATCCTCTTTGTAAAAGCAGACTGCATATTCTTGTAGACGGGCTTTAGCTCCTCAGAAAGCTCTTCAGGGTTGCCGCTCCAGAATGAGTCTCCATTGTCTTCCGAGCTTGCTTCTTGCTCTTGTCCAACGTAACCATCGTCTTCGACATCATTGTTCTCATAACCGGTCTCATCAGAGCTATCCTCTGTGTCGAGGTTCTCCTCAAAGTTGTCGGAAACAACACTTGTCATCTGTACCTCCTGCGTAGAAACCGCGTAAAACTAATCAAAAGGAATCCATAACCCCTGTCAAGGCCCAACTTAAAATGACTGACCCAACGATTGCCATCGAGCACCCAGAAGTAGAGTCCTGGCTTGAGAAGATAAGCGCCTCTGAGCAGGTCATAGAGGAAAACCATCTTCCATACTGGCGTGCCGTTCAGAAGGATTATTCTGCAACGCCGGAGCAGGTCAGCGTGGGCCTAGACCTTTACGGCGGAGAGGAGGAAGTTCGCTTTAATTTTCTTCTGTCCAATGCAAACACAATTCTTCCCGGCGTCATCTCTGCCAACCCATACATCTACGTAAAGCCGCGACGGCCTGGGGACAAGGACTCGGCAAAGATCGCCCAAGGGGCGCTTAACTACATCTGGAAAGAAATCGGAGCGAATCAAACAACGAAGAAGGTTGTTCTTGACGCGCTACTCTTCGGGCTTGGCTTCGGAAAGGTTGGCTACGACCCAAGCGATGCCTTCTATACGCAAGAGGATTACGACACCGGGCCTGAGCAAGAAAGCCCAGAAGAGGGCAACAACCAGATAAGCAGAGCACAGCAGCGACGGCTTAGAGACTTTCTTGGGAACGAGAACCTCTCCTTTGACGAGGGCCCAAGCGACAATCCGATGCTTACCAGGGTTGCCCCATGGAACCTAATCGTCCCCCCTGGATACACTGACATCCATCAATGCCCGTGGGTTGCTGAGCGACTTGTTGTTCGCCTTGATGACCTTCGCGCAGACGACAGATTTGATGTTCCAGACGAGCTACAGCCTGACTCATGGCTGTCCGACGCAGTTCCAGAGTCGCTTGGCTCAACAGAAGACAACGTAACCGGAGAGCCCAAGGTTGCGGCTGACTATGTAGTTATCTACGAGCTTAGGTATTGGACCAACTCAGACCGTGGGATGAGAAGGAGAATCATGTGGCTGACAAAGAGTCCAGGCACGGGCGATGCCAAGGATTCGGTGCTGCGCCACATCAACGACCCCATCGAGATGAAGGGCTACCCCTACGAGACCCTTCGGTTTATCGACGTCCCCGACTCCTTCTACAGCACGCACACGTCAGACCTAGCCTCCATACGCGGAATTGCAGAACGGCTTAACGACGAGTGGGCATACATCCTTCGACACCACCGGCTGTCTTCACGACGAAAGTTTGTGGCGATGCCCGGAGTCCTTGAGGGTGGGCAGCTAACGTCTCTCCTTGAGTCTGAGGAAGACATGGAGGTTGCAGAGATTCCTGCTGGTGTTGCCCGGATTCAGGACGCAATCATGGTTCTCCCAGAGGCTCCCCCTCCGTCCACTACTCCCATGGTGATTAGCGGATTGCAGAAGATGATGTACGAAATCAGTGGCATCGACTCCTTCCAGCGCGGCGGAGCAAGCAGAAAGGGAACCACCGCAACGGAGGTCGCTATCGCTTCCGCCGCAACTCAGGGTCGGGTCGGCGTGCGCCTTGAGGCTACGGAGAGGTTTATCTCCAACATCTGCAGGAAGATTCTCTCAATCATCCGGCAGTACTGGGACGAAACCAGATACCTAAGAATTAACGGCTCAGACGGGGAGGACGAGTTCATCGCCTTCACTTCGTCTGACATCCAGGGCTACTACGACGTGAATGTGCAGGCTGGCTCTACGCTCCCGACCAACCCGGCAGAGGAGCAGCAAGCCTTCCTTGGGCTGCTGCAAACCATGCAACAGGTTATGGGAACCATGATGCCGCTGGTTCAAGGAGGCATCTTGCCGCCTGACTCCATCCAAAACTTCATGGACCAAGCCTTTAGCGTCTGGCGTCAGGACAGGCAGGCTCTTGTAGGACCGCTTTCCCAGCTACAGGGAGCAGCGATGACTCCCATGCAGGCAACGGCTGAAGGCCAAGTCGCGGAGGAAGGGGTTGAAAACACGGGCCTTAACCCGCAGACTGGTGAAACCCTCGCTGGGGCGGGGCCAAGGGGTGAGCAATCCAGCAACGCCGAGGCTGGCACAGCAGGGCTTATGCAGTATCTACAAAGTAGGGGAGGTCTTTGATGGCTATTTATCCAATGAAGTGCGGCTCTGGCTTATGCGAAAGGCTATTCGATTGGCACACCAAGCCAGACCTTTATATGCAAAGCAAAGCCGATGGCTTTAGGGACTGCCGCTGTGTCGTCTGCGGAAGGCTGGGGGCGACCCGAATTTACCCACCCGATTCTGCTCCTTCGGACCTCACGGTGCGAGGAAAGTGGGGAAGAACATCAAGCCCTGAGATTCGTGGAATGGATTTCTCTGGAAAGGCCGAAAGGGACCGCCAAGCAGCAAGTGCTGGACGTGTGGTTATGGATGACGGAGCCGATAAAACGCCAAGGAAGTCCAAACTAGGCGTTACAACCTACGAGCACAACGGCAGTGACGTGGTTGAGGCACCCCCCAAAGACACAACCTACTCAGCGGTTATTGAGTACCTAGATAAGCACGGCGAAACCAAGCTTGCTGAACTGATTAAGGGCGTCGGCATTGACCGAAAGTACGTTCAGGAGGTCGTCTACGGCAGCCACGACACCATTGTTTCTACGCGACGAGGGCACTACAAGCTACTGTCTGCGCCTTCCTGATAGCCTCCTAGTAGTCCTTTCTGCTGCCTTTTCGTAGTCGTCCCACTCGCTGCTTGTCCACGTTCTG